CTGCAAAGCAGGCTAGATCAGATATCAAGCTTTTAAAGAGCTTGTCAACTTATGTCTGATCCCAAACCATGTAGGCTGGGAACCTCACCGTCAACCGCGCAAATACGCAGCGTGGGTGGGGAAACGCCTAAACGCGGGCAGAAATGTTCTGCGTTTAGACGTCACTTGGTGGAGACGGTCTTGGGAGACTGTCGCAATGCCTTAAATCGTACGTTTAAGGTTGAGGTACCTCAGTGTGACACTGAGGGCCTTGATTGCGTCAGCCTCCTCAAGACCGTGAAGAATTGGAGTACAGGCCATGAGATCGTTCGGGCCTGTAGGAGGGGGAGGTTGGGAAGGAGAGAGAGGGCCGGGTGCATTTCTTCATTTGCTCTTTTGAAGAAGTGTTTTCCAAACCCATGCGGCTGCATGCAAGAGCAGCTCTCTGATGCATGGGCTGACAGGCAGTCCCGGCCTGAGGTTCGACGGATCCCAGATGGATTTCTGGATCACGTCGATGAGGTGATAGGGAAGATCTTTCGTCCGGGTTGGGACTTGGGGTACTGGAAGGCCATAGCCAGGTACCCCCCCAACGGATCTTCCTGTGTCGAGGCTAATAGGAGAAAGGGCGGAGCGAGATCCGTCCTCAAACTTGATGATTACCTTGACATTGTTAGTGGTCAAAAGACTGTCGATGACCTTCCTCCTTTTTTATATAAGGAAGTCTTGTCATCCGGGAAGTTGAGACCCCTAACTATCACCCCTGCCGTTTTAAGCACTCTTAGGCCACTTCACAAGATGATATATAACCGAATATCATCTTGTAAATGGCTGCTTCGCGGCACCCCAGATGCACGTAAGTTCAAAAGGGCCGGTTTTAAATTCGGTAAACCGATCCTCAGTGGAGATTATCAGTCCGCGACTGATAACTTGGACTTACGTGTCTCTTCTCGTATCCTTGAGAAGATTTTCGAATCTTCTCGCATGATTCCTGAGAGCGTGAAGGATCTCGCACGCCGATCTTTGAATCCCGATGTTATAGTCGGAAAGGGGGAGAGAGAACGTGTCATTAGGGTATCTGTCGGTCAGATGATGGGTTCCCTACTCTCTTTCCCATTGTTGTGCCTCTATAATAGAGTGGCGACGACATTCGCTATGGGGTTTGTCCCCATGTTAATTAATGGCGATGATGTCGTTGCCGAGGCACCTCAATCAAAGATCGATTCTTGGTTCAGGATCATGCCCCAACTTGGGCTTCAGCCAGAGAGACAAAAATCCGGTGTCTCACGAAATAGTCTCGATATAAACTCAACTCGCTTCCTCATAGCCAATGACGAAGCGCGTTCAGTTTTATCTGTGCCTACCGTGAGATGTCGCTCTCTGGTAACCGAGGGTTGCTTACCTACTTCGTTCGGTTCAAAACTGCAGTGTTTGACCGAACCAATGTTTGGAGCAGGTAAGCGCGCTCTTGAGAAAGAAATACTGCAACGGAATTCGAAGATGCTGAGCAAGTGTCTTCATTCCGGCCTTTCTCTTCGAGACCTCGGTTTTAAAGGTACTTACTTGTTACGAGTTGCTTCTGACCATGGTCTTTTCCGTGACCTTTGGTGCACTGCTCGTAAGTACCTTTATCGAGCCCCCCTGCCAACTCTCGCCGCTCAGTCCTTCTCGGATATGAGGGTATATGGTGATCTGACACCGTACTTCCTTGACGCAGTAGGGAAACTGCGATTTGCAAGGGAGTTCGGACGGTGTGTATTACCCTCTAACTCTCGTGAGATTATCCAGGACTGGT